AGCTTCTGAAGCGTCTTTATAGGATTCGAGCCTTGCAATTTTAACCTTCCCTGGTGGTAGTACGCTTGCAGCATCTTCCGCTGCTTTTCTTCCAGCCTCATCTCCATCAAAGAAGAGAACAATTTCCTCATATCCTTGGAATAAATCGTATTGTTTTTGTATATCTTTCTTAGCACTGGCAGCACCGTGAGGTAGTGAGACATGTGGCCAACCAGTCATAGCTTCATAGCCACTGGCTGCGTCTAGCTCCCCTTCATAAACGATGATGCGTTTGCCACTACTAGGAAACAAATGCTGACCAAATAAAGTATCAGTAGATATCCCTTCATAATAGAAGTCCTTTTGTTTAGTCTTTACTTTCGCTCCCTGTAGTATTCCATCGCTTGTGAAATAATAGAAGCGTAGAAGTTCTCCGTCTCTGAAGATCTTGTAGAATTGATTGGTCTTTTCTGATAACCCTCTGCGTTGCAACCGTATGGCTGATCCTGTGAGTTGTACATTGTTAGACATTTCGTGATTGTGATGTTTTTCCCCAGTCCCTGAGGTGCGGGTTTCGCATACAAAGCAGTAAGTGTGGCCATCTGAGTATTCGCTTTTAGCGTCAGATGAACCACAATTCTCACATGCTGTATGCCTTACGAATTCGCTCTCTATATGAGCCATTCCATTGGTATGTTGTGAAATGATGTCCAAGGTATTTTATGCCTATCGCACCATTGGGCATATGTCGTCTTTGATTTCTTAGAGATAGTATTGAATGGTGCTTGAAAGACCATTCTTATATCTAAGTCTGGGTTCTGTTCAATGACCGACTTGATTTTACGGCGATCTGTAGAGTCCCAATACCCTTTTGTTTCTAAATAAACTCCATTCGGTAATAGGAAATCTGGTGAATAATGATGTTGTATTTCATATGCAACCCTAGTAGGCTCATACTCATAATCAATACCCAATTCGCACAGCAGATCAGATACCTTTTCTTCTAGCTGTGATCGGAATCCCATTAGAAGTCGTCTTCAACGGAACATGGTGTACCAGGTGCTTCTTCAACGTTTGGTTCGGATGCCTTATAGCCATCACATTTACCAAATAATTCAGCAACACCAGCCTTATCTAAGTCACCAGTATCAACACCAGCTCCTCCTTGACATGTCACGATCTGTACTCCAGAGAGCTTCAGAGACGTGCCATACGATATACCATCTCGTAGTAGGTAAGGCTTCTGTATGAACCCTAGCTTGACCGTAGATCCAGCATAGACAGGAAGATTAGGGTCAGTAATAGGAGTACCTTCTGTATCGACCACTGGTGGTCTTTTGTCCTCACTCCATGAGAACTTGATGATGTACTTTCCATCTGCTACCTCCTCCCAAGGCTCAGGCTTTAATGAGGATCTCTTAGGGTTCTTGAGTTTAGACTCAGCCCACTTAAGACACTCAACTCTTTCTTCTTCTAACTTATCAATCAAGTCCTTACCGACTAAAGCTCTTAAGCTATAACCGTACTGACTTGGCTTCATTACTGCTTGATAACCTTCTAATGTAACAGGGTTAGCAGTTGTGTGGATGTTTCTCATTAACAAAAAAAGTAAGTGGATTCAATGACTGACTCAGGTTTAAGTGTGCCAACCATCGGGGGTTTTGTTTCAGCTCCTATTGACTCAGCAAATGTTGATAAGTAATCATGCTCAGCGAATAGGTGCATATATGTATCTCGTACTAAATGAGACAGGTGAGACATATCAGTAGCTCTACATAGAACTGAATCATGTATTAAAGCTATAGGTGGGTTAAACTTTATAGCACTGATATGAAGTAGTGAAGCATCTAATGAATGTATTAAGTTAGGAGCTGTAGCGTTCTTGTGATGTAAGGCATCAACACATCTTTCTCCATTGGGTATACTTATCTGACATCTACCCATTAACTTAAGTGACAAACGTTTAACATTCATCTTCATTAGGCGTTGTGTAACTCTGAATCCTGATGGTGTAACCCAAGACAACTCAGTAGCTCCATTCTTTAATGCTCTTGATACTTCTTTTTCTATCCATCTCATGACCATCATAGGCCCAGGAAACACCTCCTCCATAGCAGCTCTAACAGCTTGTACGGTTTGTGTTAACTCCTCTGGTTCTATCTCTACACCTTTCTCTTTCAATGCTACTCTAATGTACGATCTATTAGAGAACGGTTTTGCATTGTAAGGTATAGTCATGACAGTTCTTTTGGTACACTTCCTATCCCAATAAGGTTTGAATCTTTCAGGTATATTAGGTAGTGCTTTATCAGCTATTACTTTATAAGCATCTTGTGGTTTATCGTTAGGTATAACATTAACCATAGATGCTGTTGACTTGTCTCTGGCCAATCCTGCGAGGACTTGCATCCCTGAACAGGTGGCATCAGTGGCCACAGGTAATCCTGTAGTAGTCCTTGTCTTAGCTACAACGACTGAGTAGAATTCCTCACATGCAGCTGCGAACTGCCAAGGCTCCTCTACTCCCTCCCAGTCACCAATATTATCTATTGGGTTAGTTGCTACTCTCTTGATAAGAGCAGCGTTCTCAGGTATATATGGCCAAGCTTTACGCTCATCCATTGTTGCTTTAGATAGGCCAAATGTTGTGGCTATATGAAAAGCTAACCATTCCTTACCATCCTCAGTTATCTCTGATTCATCAGCAAATCTAATAAGACTTTTTCCAAAGTCATCAGCTTGCGGTGTGAGAAATGAGGGGATAGGGTAAGTCCTTCCACGGTAGTCGAAACTCCAAGGTATCCAATAAACTTTATCCTTGAACTCTTTCATAACATTTAATGTCATGCGAGTACGACAAGATATCCTAAAGTTATTTACATTCTTAGTGTGAATCTCATTAGCTTTCTTCTTCCACTCTCTCTTTGATTCTTCATTAGTGGCTATGTCTAAGGGTTTAGGTGGTTCTTCCAAATTAATAGATGGTTTGAACTTACCTACCTCATGTTCTCTAGCTTCTAAGATCTCAGAAATCGTGATTGTGAAAGAATTTAGGCGATACTGAACCTTCTGAATTTTGTTGAGAAATTCTCTGGTTTGTTTCCCCTGTATAGATGAGCTAACCCCCCTACGAACCATATCATGGCAACGTGTTAGGTCATTGAGGTAGTATCCTCCATTCTCTACCACACCCCAATCTCTAGGCTCAATGATCATTGGCCAAGATAATGGGCTAAATAATTCAGTTTGTTTGACTATCTCGTCCTTAAACTTAAAGAATAATTCAGTAGGGTATATATAATTACAGCGTCTCTTACCTTTGTACTCAGTAAACTTAGTAAACCATCCTGATGATGAACACAGTAAGTCTACAAACCAAGTACCTACTTGTATTTGTACGCTGTTTTCCCAATGATTCCATCTCGCTATGTCCGAGCGATTGAAACATGTTTGCATCTGCTTACGCTTATACTCAGTACCACGTGATTGATGCCAGTAAGCAGTCTTTAAATAAGAGAATAAAGCTGGTGCTTCTTTCTCATAGTATCTCATCTGTAACTCAGCCTCTATAGCTTTACCTATAGATTCTGTTACTGATACAACTGTTGAATTCTTTTTACGATAAGAGAATACTTTATCAAATACAATCTTAAGTGTTATCGCACATGCTGACTCAGTATCAATACTAAGTATATGTTGTAGTGCTTTGTTCTCATGACTAGCTGTCTTGTACTTGGATCTCTCATCTTTCTTCTTATTAACAGTGTCTATAAAATGCGGCAAGAGACTATCAATAGAAGCGGTGCCATAGCACGTAGCTGATGCATAATCTTTATTCTCTAGAGTCCTTGTCTGTTCTCTTAGCCTAGTTAAACCACCTGCTATTTGCTTTCTTTCAAAAGCCTCTTGACGCTTCCTATCAGCGTCTTGGTGCATCCTCTAGTACCTGTTGAGCCATTAGTTCTATTAACTCATCCTTGTGTGGATGATTGTTAACATCTCGTATAAGCTCAGCAGTACGGATGTTCTTGGTACGTTTGCTTGTCATTTTAATTTGTTGGGTGAAAGTCTATGTATAGCCTCATGATCAGCTACTACAAACTCATGTGTACCTAGTAGTTTCTTAATTCTATTCTCAGCTGCCTTGCGATACCGATAGGTATACTCCTTGACACGTCCAGTCTTTAAAGAAGTGGCACGTATGATGCATTCTTGAGAGCTAGGTAAGATCCAATTAGCTACATGAAATTCATAGAACTCATCATAGTCTACTTGTGGAAAGTATTCAGCAGGTGTTTCATACACTGCTAACCAATTGTTTGGCATTTCTGCCTGTTTCTTTTTCATAATGGTTTAACATCCTTGAGTTCTCTATCCATTAAACCTGTCAATGATTCAGCACGGTATGCCGCTTCGATATCATCAGCAGCTTCAATGATATACTCCTCATCATTAGTAGTGAGGACTACATATTCGTGTAGCATTAGTGATACTTAGTGAGTGAGTTTTTTAATTAGCTGTTTAGTTCTGGCCTTAGCTTGCCGTATCTTTTGAGGCTTACGCCTACCTTTTTTCTTACGCTTGGTGTCCGCGTCCTTGAACTTTAATATAATATTCATCGAGTAATTTCCCCTTAAGATTGCTAACGTCCTTGCATGTCATAGTGCATGAGCTTGGACGCAGATTCTCATGGTTAAATCTCCCGATAAGATGTATAAGTTCTGCACTATTTAAATTCAATTAGCCTCCTTGATAATGTGTACATAAGGGATGTGAGTCCCTCATCCAACCCACGTATGGGCTGGAGGAGAGAGTCTACTTAGTAGCAGCTTTCTTTACTTCTTTCTCTACGTTGAGATACTTACCTATCTCTTCATAGATT